GAGCCATATTCTCAATGAGGGACATCAATGTCTGAGACGGTTCCTTGTATGGCAAAGGCATCACGGCCTGACTGATCGGCATGCCGCCCGTCTTGACCAGAGCCCCACCGCCTGGCGGAACGCGGAAGATGTTGGTGTTCTGGCGTGCGCCAGTGTCGGCATACAGGAAGCCTGGGAAGTTCGCATACATTCCCGCATCCAACAGTTCTCTTTGTGCGGCAGTGATGGCGTTGGTCGTGTTGCCCAAAATGTGGAGCAAGCCGATGTCATAGAACCCCATGCCAGGCACGAAGGTGTACTTCACGAAGTTCTGCCGAGCTTCGGGAAGTTCCTCGGTGTCCTCGTCATAGTTGCGCACGATCGAGAGAATCTCGTGCGACGATACATCGATTGTCACCCGATACGGGATCTCGAGGCCAGTCTCTTTGCCCTTGTGCTTGTGCTCGAAGCCGTTGACGTCCAGTTCGCAATAGCACTCGTAGATCTCGCGATCCCGATCGTCAGGGTTTGACTGCCCCGCGCTGATGCCCTGTTGCGCCTTCTTCTCGCGCTGTGTCGCATCGAGATCAACTTGTTTAGGGGTGGAGAGATCCACGTCCTTGTACGCACCAATGATCTGCATGCGCTTCACCACCGATGGCCGCATCATTATGCGATGCGTAACGCGCTTGGCGTTGCTCAGATCAGTGGCCGAGTTGTTAACGATCATGTCGTCGGCGTCAACTGATTCGGAGACAGGACGGCCCCTGAGTGGACAGAAGTAGACTTTCTTGAACGCCGTGCCGCCAAAGCCCAACATGAGAAGCATGCGGTCGGTGTCAGGATAGTACTCTCTGGCTGTGGAGGTAAGGTAGTGGTTGAGGTCTTTCTCAAGATCGTTGGCAAGCGTATCACTATCAAGGGTGGCATTGTTGTTGTCCTCCCGCACCTTGACGGGCCCGTCGGTCGGGAGCAACTCGGAGCGTGCATTGGCTTGGAACCGGAGCACCGCCTCGAGCAACAGGGGATGCCGCACCTTGCTCATGCCCTCGACCGGAGCACCGTCTGCCGCACCCGAGATGCCAGGCAACTCAATCCGGAGCCCGAGGAGTTTGATGCCCTGAGCACGGTCCTCGATCCACTCCTTGCGGGAGTCAAGGTCGTCCTGAATGCCGCGCATGAGGTCTTCGGAGATGCGGGACAGTTCCATCGCGGGGATCTCGTCCACCAGATTGTCGAACCACCCATTGGTGCCCTCGGCCCCCGCCTTCTCGAGTGGACCGCCGTCGAGCTTCAGGGTGATGGAGCCGTCATCGTGCTCGATCGTCAACAGGTTGCCCTTGTCATCAAACTCGTGCTGATCGCCACCCTCGTCCGCCATCTCGATGATCACGCCATCTTCGATCGGATCTCGATCATCGATTGGGGCGGGTTGGCGGATGTTGGGGACAAGCGACATGGTTCAGATCCTTAGACCGAGTAAAGCGGAGGTGGTGACGCACCGTGGTGGGTACGCTCTTGGTTGTAGTCTTCTTGCACTTCCTCGGCGCGTTGGATCAAGCCCGAGCGGCGTAAATATCTCATAGCCATGCTTACCGTGTCAACGAGATCGTCGTGTTTGGCTTTCGGGAAGCGAGCGCACTGTTGGATGACCTCGTCAGCCCATGCCTTGTCAGGCGCGTAGACCAACTTGTCCTCAAACAGATGTTGCACCGAATAGAGCCGAGCGATCTTGTCGGTGGAGCCTGGGTCATCAAGCTGAACGCCGAAGTTCTTTCCCGCGTAGAGCCGCCGCAGTTCTTGCGCGACGGGAATTCCCGCGGCCTTGTTCTCGATCAGCACCTTGTCGGTCTTGAACTTGGAACAGGTGGCGGCAACCTTCTCGACCACCGCGGCCAACTGCAACCGCTCTTGCCATGCGTAGATCAGCATGAGCTTCGGGTGAGGCTGTTTGTAGGTACGCTCGACCTGATAGCTTGTGCCGCGCTTGGACGCCTCGGCCACCGGATCCTCGGAGAAGACGCCCCATACAGACATGGCCGTGTAGTCGTTCTCGGTCTTTTCCGTAAACGCGGTATCGACCGCGGCCACGATGAAGTCGAACGCGGGGAACTGATCCTTGTTCTCCCACAGTTGCCACATCGATTGTTTAATGATGCCGGAGCTATCGTCGGTCGGGGTCTGTTGGAACTGCCCCGAGACGGCGTAGGATCCCATGATTTTTTTGTCGCGCTCCACGACGTGCTTTGGAAACCGATCGGGGAAGTATAGCTCGCCGAGCTCCGATCGTGGATCCTCAAACCCGAGCATGGTCGGAGCGGCTCGATCGGGCGAGTACTCCATCGGTATCATGATGTGATCCCAGAGCCCAGGCTGTTTGCTCAGAGCCACGCCGCTGAGATCCTCCTCGTGGAGCCTCTGCATGATCAGGACGATGGCGGAGCGGTCGGGATTGTTCAAGCGGGTTGGCACCGCACGCTCGAACCAGTCAACCGTTGTTTGACGCATGGCCTCGGACGCCGCGCTCTCGACGCTGTGCGGGTCATCGATGATCACGCGGTCACCACGAGCACCAGTGATGGAACCCGCCGCTATGGCCTGTCTGAAGCCCGTGGCTGTGGTTTCGAACTTGGTCTTGGCATTCTGGTCGCCTGTGAGCTTGACGGTATCGCCCCACCGTTCCTGATACCACTCGGACTGCACGAGCCGCCGCATCTTGGTCGAGTCTCTGATGGCGAGATCCATCGAGTGCGAGGCGCAAACGTAGCGGAGGTTGGGCAACCCCGCCGGCCCCCACTCCCACGCAGGCCAGAACACGTTGACGATCAGGCTCTTCATTGCGCCAGGCGGCACGTTGATCAGGAGCCGATTGTAATATCGTTCGTCGTCCACCATGACGCCATCTGTAATGGCCTCGAGGCTGTCGCAGATCAGGTCAATGTGCCAGTTGTGGACATACTCTTGCCCAGGCTCTACTACGTGCCACGCTTGGGAAATGAACTCTGAAAGGCTCGATGCACATTCGACCTTTGAGATCTCGCGGAGCGATGCTTTCACATCGATGCGCTTCCCGTCGATCATGATGTATTCGTGCTTCACTGGCCTTCAGCCGCGGCCAACAGAGCCGCCTTGATGGCGTCTCGAGCGTCGGGGTCGAGATCCTTCACGTCGATCGTAATGGCCTCGATCTGAAGGGCTCCACCGTCGCGGCCAGTGACTTCGGTGAGCTTGCGGTCGGCGTAGTCATCGCGGAACCGAGACGCCACCATGTGCTTCCAGACGCTTGCGTTGAACTCTCGCATGAGCATGCCGTTTTGCCCCGCGGTTTCCCACCAATCTTGAGCGAGGGTTAGCGCGTGCGCGACAGCAGTACGAAATTCTGGATGCTCTTCTTGCCATCGATCTAGTGTTATGCGAAATGTTTCACAAGCCACGGCCATTTGCGTGTACGATTTCCCGAGCTTTCCTTGCTCGATCACCGTTTGGCAATATTTAGGATCGTATGTCGAAGGTCTGCCAACTTTAGCCATGCAACGCCCCTGATTTGTGGTGCGAAGCATACGACAAAAGGAGAATAGCTTCAAGAGCCACTTCAGTTCCCAAAGTCATACCTCAGTTCGTTAAGTTTGGAGAGTTTTTGAAGTTTATTAAGTTTTCGAGTTTCTTTGCGAATTAAAGAAATTTTTTCCGTGTTTTTTTCATAGTAAATTATTGCTTTTCGTTTCTTTTCATTAATTTTAAAAGCGTTAAACGTTTTTGAGACAGTGTCTGCTTTTTCTAAAGCCCCACGTTTGGAACGAAAACGAAACTTTTTTTCTTGATTGTTTGGATGCCAAAACCACCACGGCGAACCAACAGGGTGAGTGATGACGCCAACTAAAATTTTCCATCTGCGAAAATCATTTTGATCAATATAAATCCCAATCTCTGTGCTCCCATGAGGGAGCATGATCTCGCAAGCGTATGCGTGTTCATTGATTTGATATTGTTTCATTTCTTAAACCTTCCATTTTTAATACGTTCTTCAACTACATAAGCAATATTGTGGTGACCTTTTTCGCGCAAATAATCAGCTATAAGCATGATGTCTTCTTTTAGTTCTTCATATTGCGTTTTTAAACTTTTTACTTTTTCGCTATAAAAGTCATGTACATGACGAGGGAGATCATTATTTTTACGATGCCGCCTCTCCATTTGTATGGCACCTGCTATGGTGCAATCAAATTCATCCGCGATCTCGCTCCATTTCATGCCTTTTCCTCTCATTTCATAGGCTTTTGCTTCTCTATCTCTCCAATTTTTAATTTTATCATTTTTTAATTGCGCCATAAATTCTTTTGTTCGTAAAGAAAAATTAAACTCTACATCATCAAAAACATCTTTTTTAGCAACATGATTTATAAAATCACGCATTAAAATGACTGTTGCCCTTCCTATACGTTCAATACGCCCCCAATCATTTGCGTTATCAACCATATCTTTTAAATTTTTAGGATAATCCCGTTCATGCCTACGGGTAAAGATGCCTTCACTTAAAACACGTTCAATAAAACTATCGATCCTTTTCCTATTTTTTTTATTAGTAAAAAATTTACTAATGTGCGGTTCCAATTCGTTTAACTTCAAATCTTGCCAGTTGTTCATTTCCATCTCCCTTTAAATGATTGCACCGCTATACCAAGCGTCTGCGAATTTATACAAAGCCTCTGCTCTCAAGCATCGGCCATTCTTGATCTCCCCATTGAATACCCGCGCAAAGTGACGACCTCTGACGTAGTGCCACTCGTCTTGATCAGGCAAATCGTATTTGAAGGGACGCCCTTTACGAACGTCCTCCACACCGAGGTTGAAGAACTTGGAGTTCAAAACCTTTTGGATGGTGACTTTGTTGGTTTTTACCTGAGCCATGATTACCCCCAATCCTTGAAATCTGTGTTTTCTGACCAACCCTTGAGGTACTCCTGATACTCTGGCGTACCCTCTTCGATCTGCACCTGTACACCACCATCGGTGTAATGTGGGCTAAATTTGCGTCCGTAGTATGAGTCTGCGGATCCACGATCATATGCATTTGTCATTTTAAATCCTCTCTCAGATGAAGCTCGCGCCGGATGGGCGAGCGATGATTGTCTGCTTTACGCCCTCGCGGACGCCGTGTTCTTTGATGGTGGCGGTCACGCGGATCTTCTCGCCCTTGGCAATTATTTGCCGTGAAGCATCTCCGATCAGGATAGACGAGCCCTTGTGAACAAAAACGTTGCCATCTGCATCCTTGAAGCAGTTGATGTAGGTCGTGCCGAAAGTGCCATCAAACGACGTCACGAAGGCGACGGTCAAGTCAAACAAGCGGCGTTCGCCAACCGTACCAACATGAACTGATAGGGCATCGGCGGCCTTTGCTTCGGCGCGACGTTCTGCTTGCTTTGCAATCGAGTTGCGAACGGCTACGGCTTGCTTTTCAGTCAAACCACCGAACTCCTCGATGCTTACCCAACATGCGTCGATGAAACTTGCGCCATCGAGTTTACGGCCAAACCGATTGAAAAAATCAACTTGATGATCAGAAACACGATCCACAACGAAGTTGATCAGGATCTGCGCATCTTCGTGCGCCGCAAAAAACCGCTTACGACCGCCTATTTTACGGTTTGCCTTGATGTTGCGCCCGATAGCCGCCTCGTAAGCCGCTTCGTTTTGAATAAAACCAACCATTTTAAATCTCCAATTTAGGGGGACACCGCGTCCCGCAAAATCTTTATGCCACGGTTCGATTACCTATGCAAACACTTTTTTATCTTTATTTAAAATTAATTGACACCCTCTCCGCAAACTTTTTGAAGGCGTCCCAAAGCTCAACGGTTGTCGTCTCCCATATTGGCAACCGCCTCCAATCACCGTGCCCTTCGATTTCATATCTGCTGTGGTCGATTTTGACCTTCGCAATCGGGCGATCATTAAAATAGGCATAGATCGGGCCCGACTTGATTGCCGCGGCCAGATCGTCTGCGCTTTGTATCTCATCCTTTGTGATGAACGATTGATATTTGATATTCATCATTACCTCCAAAAATTATTAGGGTCGCTACTATCGCACCCGAGGGCCACCGCTCGCCAATACAAAGCGTCCAAATAAGCCGCGGTATCATCTTCATCGCATTCATTTTTACGATCTTCGATATAATCAACAAAATCGTTAATTTCATTAACCAGTTCGTCAAACGACGGCGCAGACAGAGTACGCTCTGACCCATCGACCTTAACGGTTGCTATTGGTCCTTCGTTTGGAAAAATCGTAATGCACCCGTGAAAGGCACCATCGATAATGATGTCCCATACTGGCACGCCGTCTTGAACCTGTTTTGTTGTAACTTGCATTTTCAATCTCCGATTAAGGGTGGGGGTAATTGGGGGCCGGAGCCCCCTCTAATTTTAACCGTGCCGCTTCTTTGCGTTTGTAAGGTAGGCTTCAATTGCTACTTGCCGTTCAGCCTCCGTTTTAAAATATTTACGATCCTGACATGCTCCAAACGCTACACCGTTCTTTGAGAGGTGCGGCTTGAAGGTGAAATAAGTACCAACATCCTTGTTGGTGCTGTACCAACAATTGTCGCCCTCGACATATGGGACGTATTCATGCGTCGAAGTATGGATGAATGCTCCAACCTTGCGACCTTTTTTGTCAACTGAGCCAAAATCAAAATGAACTTTGTTTGCATCAGTCTCGCTGTGAAATTTAATCTTTGTCATTTTCAATCTCCAATTTGAGTGGGGCGACCACCGCCCCGCCCGATGTTTATGGCATGGCTAAAAATGCTATGCAAGTACTTTTTTATCTTTTTATTTAATTCATTGTTTCTTTTCCCGCGTCTTCCATCGCTTTGATATAATCGTTTGCATACTCCTTCATGTCGATATCAATGCACTGCGCGATGTAGACGTATGAGTCCAACATGGCATCGATCGCGATAGATATTTTTAACGGTTGAGGAAAATGGTTTTTCTTTCTTAAATACTCTCCCGCGCACTCGCTTAAAGCCACCGCCAGATCGGTAACTTCTTTTCTAAAATCAACCTGTATCAGTTTTGGCTCTTCCATTTTACTTCTCCTGTTGTGGTACTCAAAAACTTCGCCGCATCGGTGACTCTTTGACTCTCTCCCTAAAGGGAGGAGAGTCAGTGAGAGTCAGTTCCCTCGCGTTTTGCCCCCAGTGACTCTAGAGTCATTGAGAGTCAGTGAGAGTCACCTCTCTGACCATTCTTTTGCATCAATAATGCGGACGCTGAAACCTCATTACTGACGACAAACCCCATTGTCGTTTGAGTGATAAATTCGGCGTTTAATAAAACATTAATCATGCCATTTACCTGCCCCGCGTTCATGTAATTTCGGATCGTCCTTTCCGCGATACCGTCATTTTCAAGTTGCTCTCGCAGTGCCTTTCGGCTGATAAACGGCAACCCCTCATGCTCTTGTGCTCCCGTCTCCCACCAATGCCTTTCAAACGATTTACGGAATGAATCGAATTTACTATCTTTTTTCTCGGCCTTCGGAGGCGGCGCAGACGCCGTGACGAACACCGCGCTCGTGACAGGCTCTCCGTCCTCATCGAACCACTTCGGGATAGTCACCGACTCAAGCTCAAAGAAGATATCATCAGCCTGTTCCGCATCTTTCGACTTACGCTGAATGATCTGCCCCGCGTGGCCGTCCTTGGGCGGTATCACGCTGATCTCGATGTCGAGAGCACCCTTATACGACGAAGAGCCGCGAGCCCTGTGCTGAGAGTCTTCTGAGACGCCTGTGTGATGCACGAGAAGCACCGAGCAACCAAACTCCTTCATAAGAGCCGCGCAAGCGTCGATCATGGTTTTGGCGTCCTGTGCGCTGTTCTCATCACCGTTCAGGAAGCGATGAAGTGTGTCCACCACAATCAGGCACGGGACGACTGGCAAAGCCCTGATATGTTCGACCACCAGATTATATCCGCTTGCGATGTTCAAATCGCATCCGTGCTTGGAGATCCACATGTTGATATCATTTTTAGGGCGGTGCTTATGTCTCCAAGCCGCGATGCGCCCTTTAAGCCCGTGGTGGCCTTCACCCGCCAGATAGACGACGGCACCGCTATTAACCTTGTGGCCATTCCACTCGGCCAACCCAGAAGCAATGTGAAGGCATGCATCAAGAACGAAGAAGGTCTTACCGCCGCCTGATGGTCCGTGAACCATGATGAGAGCACTGCTTTGGAGCCAGTGCTTAACCAACCACGAGATTGGGGAAGGCTCCTTGCTAAATTCTTCAGCTTTGATCAAAAATTCGCTGACAGGCGGATTTAAAAGACTGCTTAAATCGTGCCCCGCCTGCTGATAATCGTTCGCATCCCCCAAGACAGGTGGCATGACAACCCTCGCGCCGTGTTTTGCCGATGCCTGATCGGCGTACTGCTGCCCGACGCCTGAAGCGTCATTGTCGGCTACGATTACAATGTCCTGCCGCGTCCCGTAGATATCGCGGAGGATGCCTGTGACGGGCACGAGGTTTGAGGCACTGTAGGCGATCGCGCACGGGCGTTGGGTGGCCTCATGTATTGTGGCCGCGGTCGCAAAGCCTTCGGCAACGTATAGCGTGCCCTCCTCATCCATAGTTCCGAGCATCCAAAAGCATGATCCTGTCTGACCGCCTGGGTGGTAGAGCTTGCCGCCATCGGCATCTATATATTGGAGCGACGTGATGTTGCCCT